GACGATTTCTCCCTTCGTGATTCTGGGCGCTAAGACCACCTAAGGAGGTGTAACTATGGCTGATTACACCGAGAGATTTTCCGAGACCGCCTGCCTGCTGTACAACCTGGCCCCGATCAGCGTCGCCCATGGCGCGGCTGTTTACACCAGCTATGTCAGCTTGGCAACCTATCACCGGGCGGCAATCGTGATCCACACCGGCGTCATGGCTTCCGGCTCAACCCTCGATGCGGTTGTGTACCAGGCTGTTGACACGGCCGGAAGCGGCACTCCCAAGGTGCTGACTACCACCAAGGCGATTACCCAGTTGACCCAGGCTGGCTCTGACAGCAATAAAGACGTTGTCATCGAAGTTCGCACCGAAGAACTCGACGTAGCTGGCGGCTTCGACTGCATCGCCTTGCAATACACGGTCGGCACTGCCGCGACGCTCCTGTCCATCGAAATCTATGGACTGGTGCCGCGCTTTGCACCCGTAGCAACCACCGCCTGGGATGAAGTCGTAGACTAACCCCAGGATCATCTCCCTCCTCAAGGCCGCCGGGCGCTCTCCTCGTTCGGCGGCCCCAGGAAGAAAGACTGCCTTATGTGGATACAACTTGTCCAGCCCAAATACATCGAAGAGAAAGGCGTGCAGCGCAAATGCAACGCCGGTGACTGGGTTGAGGTTGGCAAACAGACTGCGCTTCTGTGGCTGAGTGACGGAAGCGCCACCCTGCCGAATGAGAACGACTTCCAGCACCTGTCTGGCGATGACGCCATTATCGTCACGGATGACAAAAAGAATATCAAGATTGCCCTGCCGATGTATCCTGACTTGCAGATCCATGAGTCACTCAATCCCGAGCTGCATGGCGAGCGCAATGCCTGGATACGGGCGGGCTTCAATGTGCGCCAGGAGCTTATCCCGGTAGGCTTTTCGATGCTGGACAAATGGCAGATGGCCGTGCCGCTTCAGGATTACAAGATACTGGCACAGCACCTAGGCGACGAACAAGAGCGCGCCGAGACTGTCAAGGTCGTGCGTGACCTGCGCTGCCTGGTGTACGACACGAAGATGATATTTGCCCGCAACGAGGCAGAACCGCAGGAGGTATTCCGTCTGTGGAAGCGCTACAACTGGACTGACCTGGGATTTCTGCGGGCGCTGTACGAGGTCAAGCCGTTCATCCTGGCGCTGCCATCCACCTGGACACTCGGAAGGCCGAAGCGCGATGAATAGCAAGGCCATCTTCTGGGTATCCTATGGCGACCGGGCGCAGCTCGAGACGCGCTTCTCGAAAGAGAGCGCAAGCCGCTGGAGCGACCTGCCGCAGCGGGTGATTACGCGTGACGTGGGCGCGGTCAGCAACAAGATTGCCTCCCGCTACGCCAAGACCACGTTACTGGATAGCACCACATTCGAGCAGGTGCTGTACCTGGACGCCGATACCCGCGTGAATGGCAAATTGCAACCCGGCTTCGATATGCTCGATGACGGTTGGGATATTGTGATGACTGCCAGCAACAGCCAGGACACAGACCTGATGTGGCACTTGCAAGAAGCAGAAGCAGAGGCGACGCTGAATGACCTCGGCTACCTGCCGCTGGCTTTGCAGTGCGGCGTGATGTTCGTCAACCGCAACGAGAGAACGCTAGAGTTCTGGCGGGCATGGCACGAGGAATGGATGCGCTACGCAGACGAAGACCAGGGCGCGTTCTTACGGGCGCTCAACCGTGTACCGCTGAAGTTGTGGATATTAGGGCGACCCTGGAATGGCGGCGCGGTGATTGACCACAGGTTTGGGATGGTGCGCTCATGAAAATATCCCGCCTCCACGTCACCATTGCCGTGACCGAAACACGGTTGGCTACCAGGATCATAGCGGGATATTCTGCGGTGATTATACCATGAGAGTGAACATCGTAGCACCCGACCCGAACGGCGATGGCATCCTGCCGCGTCTCGCCAGGACACTGGCAGAGCGCACAGGCTGGACGCTATCCACGCGCCCCAGCCCGCATGTGGACCTGAATTACAGCATTCTATACATCGACCACGCCCAACGCTTCTCGGACTGGAGAGCGACACCCTGGGCGGCGTATTTCTCGCATTTAGAGACTGGCACACCTTACAAAGAATATTGGTGGGATCTTTCAAAGCCGCTCATCCGTGCCAAGGTTGTGACGGCTGCCAAGTACGGGCGTATCCTGGAAGGCAACATCATCCAGGTTCCTGCGCCGATTGACCCGATGTTCACGGTATTGGAAGTCAAGCGCGCTAAGCTGCCACGCGTGGGCTTCAGCGGATTTGTGGACAAGAGCGGGCGCAAGGGCGAGAAGTTCGCCGCACGCCTGGCGCATGACCTGGAAGGCATCGCTGAGTTCGTTGCATCCGGCGGCGGCTGGCCGGTGCAGATTGTCAACAGCACGCTGAAGGGCTTGCCGCAGTTCTACAACTCCCTGGATGTGTACGTCTGCACTGCGCTGATTGAAGGTATCCCTATGCCGCCGCTCGAGGCGCTTGCCTGTGGCATACCTATCGTTATCCCACGCGATGTTGGAATGCTTGACGAGCTGCCCGACATGCTGGGCATTTATCGGTATGACCGGGGCGATTACGAGCAGTTATTGGCGGCCGTGCTGAACGCCATCAACGAGCGCGGCGTGCCCGACCGCATGGCGCTGGCGTCGTCTGTGTGCGAGTACAACCCGAACACGTACGCCAGAGCGCATATCGACGGCTTCGAGAATGTTCTTAGTGGTAAGACGGAGCCGCAAAGTATAGAGAGTGACCGTCACGGGAAACGGGGCGTCTACTACGTGGCATACGGCGACCCCGCGCGCCGCTGTGCCGAGGCTGCAATCAAGTCTTTCAAGGCGTACCTGCCGGAAATTCCCGTGGCGCTTGTCTCTGATTCGCCGCTTGGTGTGGAGGATATATTCATCGAGTTCGCAGATTATGACATCGGCGGCCGAGCGGCGAAGATCAAAATCTACGACTTAGCGCCGAAAGATTGGCAGTATATCGCCTATCTGGACGCGGATACCGAAGTCGTGAAAGCAGAACAGTTATTGTGGCAGATCGTGGAAGACGGCTGGGATATGGTGATTTGCAAGAACCCCGGCAGATTCGCAATAGCAAGCGCCATGCAGCGCAGCGACAACAAAGACGAATGCAAGATAACGTACCAGGCGACCGGCACAGAGGAAGTCATGCAGCTCAACGGCGGCGTGTTCGCCTTCAGCCGCAATCACAGAACTGAGAAGTTCTTCCATACCTGGTACGACGAATGGCACGCCTGGGGCAAGCGCGACCAGGCTGCCCTGCTGCGCAGCCTGTGGAAGCACCCGCTCAAGTTGTACGTCCTGGGCAATGAATGGAACACCATAACCCGCTACGATGACCCTGGAAGTACGGCATGGCTGCTGCACTACCCGATGACCGCCCGCAGGTGGCGCGGCGTGCTGCACCACAGGCTAGACGATCCGGCGGCCTGGAAGGCAGTGGCAGAGTTCGAGGCAACCCAGAGATGATACCGATTGACGAGAGCGTGCAGCGGGCCATTGACCTCGGCTCGAATATCTACAACAAGAAGAGCAATTGCCCGGACGACAGGCGCGATGCAGAGCTGCGCTTCCTGTACGAGTTGGCAGAGATAGCACCGGACGGCTCGGCGCTGGAAGCAGGCGTCAAGCGCGGCGGCTCCCTGGCCTGCTGGTATGGCGCGAGAGAAGGGCGCGGCACGATTTACGCCGTGGACGATTGGAGCAGTAAGACGGAGGATGCGTTTCTGCGCAACATGGAAGCCTACAATATCCCGGTGGTGGTGATGTCAATGAACTCCTGGGAAGCTGCCGGGCAGATTGACGAGCAGATGGCGTTCGTCTTTATCGACAGCGACCACGCTTTACCGGTGTGGAACGATGTGCGCGAATGGCCGCCCAAGATGCTGCCGGGAGGCGTGCTGGCATTTCACGATTACGGCGTCTGGAAGCCGACTGTGGAAGTCAAGCGCGCCGTAGATGATTGGCAATCCCGCGACCCGTGGGAATGCCTCGGGCAGGAAGGCAGCACGATTGCATTCAGGAAGCCAGGATGAAAGTATCACCGACCGGCGCATGGCTTGACCTTGGCGGGCATACATTCGACGCCAGCTTTACCGCGGCTGCGGCTGATATGCTGCGAGACCTGGACGTTCAGGACGTAGCCGACATCGGCTGTGGCGATGGATCGTACACGCGCTATTTGAGCGATGAAAGCTTTATCTGCGTGGGCTACGATGGCAACCCGAACACACCCGACTGGCTGATGATTGCAGACTTCAGCGAGCCGCAATACCTTGGCAGGTATGACGCCGTGCTGTGCCTGGAAGTCGGCGAGCATATCCCGGCGCAATACGAAACAATATTTATTGACAATCTGGCGAGACATGCAAACAAGATTATTGTCCTGAGTTGGGCTGTCCCAGGGCAGGGCGGCGTAGGTCATGTAAACGAAAAGACAAACGAGTACGTCATTGATAGAATGGCGGAGAGCGGCTGGCAGTACGACGCATTCAAATCGCAGACACTGAGAAACGCCGCTTCCGTCTGCTACTGGTTCGATGACACGGTCATGGTGTTCACGCATGGAAATTAGCGAAGCCGTTACAAAAGCCATGAAAGCCCGCTGGCTGGTCCACCGGGACGGGCTGAATTTCCTGTGCCAGCTTGCCCGGCAAGCGCCGGACGGCACGGGCGTGGAGGTCGGCATCTACGTGGGATCGTCTCTGATTGCCTGGAGCCTGATACGCGAAGGGCGCGGCGACTGCATCGGCATCGACAATTGGGCCTATGCAGAGCAGGGCACACCCCAGCAGCGAGAGAAGTGCTACCACAATATCGAGGTAGCCGGATCTCCCGCCAGGGTGCTGGAAATGGACAGCGTAGAAGCCGCCGAGACCGTGCAAGCGCCGCTGGCGTTCGTGTTCATCGACGGCGACCACTCGTATGCGTCGGTAAAACAGGACATCGAATTGTGGACCACCAAGGTTGCATCGGGTGGAGTGGTCGCCTTCCATGACTACGGAGCGAAGCGGCATCCTGGAGTAAGGCAGGCAATAGACGAATGGCAATTGCGTACACCGTGGACATTCCTGGGCGAAACGGCTACCACCGCTGGCTGGCAGCGACCATGAGGCCGTTGCGCGTCAAGCTGGTACACCGCGAGAGCGACAACTACCGCAGATTGTGCGGCTGGTGGTCGTACGCTGTCCCTGAGTTCACCTGGGAAGCGGTGAAAGTACCGGCGTCATTCGACCGCGTGCGCGTGGGCGGCTGTGACCTGGTCGTGGTGGATGATTGGATATTCGGGCAGGTGCAGCACGACAAGACGCCGATGGCGTATGTCACCGTGGATAGCGCCAGGAGTTCTGTGCAGCTTGAGCGCAACCTGGGCATGGCGAAACAGGCAAACATCGTGTTGGTGGACAGCGACGCCCTGCACAAATTCCTGCCATCCGGCAAGCCCGTGAGACGGTTCGCCTATGCGGTCAACGAGCATCTTTACCGCCCGGTAGAGCATACCTATGACGTAGCGTTCCTGTGCTGGCCGACGCCCGAGCGCCGCTTGATTGAGCAGCAGGTCCGGGAGATATGCTACCGGCGCGGCTGGACCTACCTTACCGGGACGTGGACAGACCCGCTGGAGTATGCCGCCAAAGTTGGCAAGGCGAAAGTCGTGGTCCACTGGCAGCATGTGCGGGAAGCACGCAGCTGGCGCGTATTCGATGTGATGGCCTGCAAGGGCGCATTACTGACCAACCCTATCCCGCTGATTGACGGCGACGGCATTGAGCCGGGAACGCATTATTGGGAATACGGCGAGGACAATCTGGAGCATCGGTTGGTGGATCTGGTAGGCGGCGAGTGGAAGCAGGTGGCGCAGGCCGGTTACGATCACGTCATAGCGCACCACACCTGGAAGACGCGGGCGGCGCAATTGCGCAAGCTGCTGGCTGAGGAGTTGTCGCTGTGACTACCTGGCTTTACTCCCTGTTCGGGCGAGAGCCGCTGATGATGCCTTACTTCCTGCGCTACTATGCGCCGCAGGTTGACCGGCTCATCATGCTATCGGGCGGCACGGACGAAGAGACCCGCGCTATGGTGTGGCAGTACAAGAATGCCGAGGTACACCGCAGCCCATTCAGCGAAACGAACTATGACGACCAGGCGTTCATCGAATACGCGCAGGAACGCTACAAAGAGGCCCGTGGGCATGCCGATTGGGTAATCTGGGTGGACGTTGATGAGTTTGTGTACTCGGTAGACCCGCTGCGCGGATCGCTGGAAGAATACCGGCGCACAGGCATCCGGGCGATTATCTGCCACGGCTACCAGATGATAGCGGACGCGCCGCCTACCGCTGACGACCAACTGACTAATCTAGTCAGGCGCGGCGTAGCCGACAAGATATACAACAAGGTGTGCGCATTCGACCCGGAGTTAGACATCACATGGTCTGTCGGGCGGCACTCCTGCCACATTGAAGGCTATAACCCGGCGTGGACAGGTATGAAGCTGTTGCACTACCGCTACTTTGGCGCTGACTATCTGCGAGAGCGCAACGCACGCAACCACGGGCGGCGCAGCCAGGCCGACATTGTTACAGGGCGCGGCTACCACACCGCACCGGATAACACCGGGCGCTACAGCCCGGCATGGTACGAACAGGCCGCATTACAGGCGGAGGAAGTGATATGACCGACTATTGCACTCCCGCGGAATTGCGGACGCAAATTGAGAAGACCGGCACAACCGGGTCAGGAAGCGACGCCGCGCTAACTGTGATTATTACCGCAGCCAGCCGAGCGATTGACACCTATTGCAACAGGCCCGATGGCTTTGTGGCGCTATCCGTAGCCACAGCACGCTACTACACCGGGCGCGGTACTGCGCATCTGCTGATTGACGAATGCACCGCAGTCAGCGCCGTGGCAGTCAAGGACAGCTCGACCGACACGACATACACCGCATGGGCGGCGACAGACTACCAGGCCTGCACCGGCGACCCGCGCTCACCCGACTGGAACAGCACGCCCTACACTATGCTGATGTGCCTGCCAAGCGGCAATTACTCGGTATTCATCAGCGGGCAGACCGGCTACATGCGCGGCTTCAGACCAACGAGCGAAGAAGTCAGGCAAGTCCCGACCGTGAGTGTTACCGCCAAATGGGGCTATGCCACGACCTGCCCGGCGGCGATCAAGGAGGCCTGCATTGCGCTATCGGCACGCTGGTTCAAGCAGGGGCAATCCGCATGGGCAGACACGCTGGCATCGTCCGAAATGGGACAGTTGATTTACCAGCGGGAGAACCAGGACATCAAGATGATGCTGATGCGCTACGTCAAGCCAGCCATCGGGAGGTGGTAGGTGACACAAACCACGACCAGTGTCAACGCCTGTGATGTTGACATCCGCCTGGACGACAACGCCGGGACGCCCACCTGGATTTCCGGCAGCTCGAACACGGTTGAAATGGAGTTCGGGCAGGAACTGCAAGCCTACTGGACAATGAAGGCAGGCAGAATGCCGCGGCGCAATTCAACACGTGAAGATGCCGCTATCGGCTTAACGGTGGTGTACAGCACGGCGACAGATGAGGCCGTGGACCTGCTGACTGACTGGTACTTCACTTATCCGAACACGGCGCGCACGGTGACGGTGTATATCCCGAGTTATTCCATTGGCGCAGACACGTACTCGGGCGAGGTGCTGCTGGAACGCATCAACATCCCGGCAGAGTCGGAGGAGAGTGCGCCCATCGTGGTGCAGTCGATATTGCTGCCAACCGGCACATGGACGAAGGCGACCAAGGCAACCTGATGGCGAACACGATTGACGTTGAGGTGAAAGGGCTGATTGAGTTGCAGCGCAAAACCATCCAGATGGCGAAGGATTTACACGGCGCGCCGATTGTGAATGCCATGCAGCAATCAGCCCTGGAAGTGACACGCGACGCGATAATAAACGCACCGGTGGACACAGGCAAACTGCAAGCCAGCATCCTGCCCAGGATTGACCTGACGGAAACCGAGGTAATCGGCGTGGTCGGCTCGAATGTCGAGTATGCGCCAGCCGTCGAGTTCGGAAGCAAGCCGCATATGCCGCCGCTCGAGCCATTGGCTGCATGGGTAAGGCGGCACAACATCGGCGAAGAAGGCTATGAGTACGGGATAGCCATGCTGATAGCCTGGAAGATTGCGGCACATGGCACAAAGGCGCAACCCTACCTGATACCCGCATTCGAGAAGAACGAAGCCAACATCCGGCGCAGGTTTGAGAATGCCGTGGAGGTCATCGTAAACAAATGAGCATCACCCTGGCGCAGATTTGCAACACAGTCGAGACCACGCTGGCGGCCGCCACCGGCCTGACTTATACGCAGTCGTACAACGAACTGAAAGAGGGTGTAAACGACTTACCTCTCGTTCAGGTTTACTGGGAAGATAGCAACCAAGACCCCGGCGGAACGAATGACCGTACTACCATGAAGGCAGTTGTACGGCAAACGGACGTATCCATTTACTGCGATTTGTACGCAGCGCCTCGCAATGAGATTGGGCAGAATATGGCGACATTATTGCCATTGGTGGACGCTATCCAGGACGAACTGGAGAAGCAACGCACAAAGCCATATTTCGGGTTAGTTGGCTTGAAGGCTTATCACTGGAGTGCAAGACGCACGACATTCCAATATACCGATCCTATGCGGCTGTATGTCGGGGCGCGGTTCATTCTCACATTCAAGGTGTTCTGATGACAATATACCGAGCGTTGCGCACGCTAGACACAGGCAAGCGCCAGATTAAAGCGGGCGATGTGTTCCCGTCGGCCTGGCTGAAGCAGTCCAGCATCGACATTCTTACCGAGCAGGGCAAGGTAGCGGCGGCGTTATTGCCGCCCGTCTTCGCCATGCCCCCGCCCTGGAAACAGCACGCGACCAAGCTGAAGCGGGTGGACATCACCGACGCCGGTGAGTGGATGGAAGCTGACCCGGAATTGGTCGCCAAGGCCCTGAGTGTAAGTGTGGGCCGCGCCCGCGATATGCAGGCGCAACTATATGCGCTATTCAGTGATCCCCGACGCCGAGGCTGAAGGGATACACTCGATAGGTTATCGGTCTGATTGACCAGAAAAACAACGGAGGTCTAAGAAATGGCACAAACCACAACCAGTTACAATGCCTGCGATGTCCACATTCTGCTGGATAATGCGGCAGGCACGCCGGTGGACATCTCCGGGTCGAGCAACGCACTAAGCGCGACCTGGACGAACAGCACGGCGACCATCTCTACGTTCGGCGCATCCGGCTGGACGAAGAGCAACAGCGGCTGCCAGAAGGGCGGCACGATCACCCTGACGGTACTTGGCTCGACCGCCGCA